GGATGCTGACGAAAGAAATAAAACCGAAGCAGGACGCAAGTTAGTAGAGTTTGAAAAAAACCGAGCAGGCCAGGTAGCCAAGCAAGCAGTTGACCAAAATAACATTTTAAGCGCAATGCGAAAGCAAAGCGCTGAGCTAGAAAAGCAGCTTCAAGCTTCAAGCATGTTGACTGAACGCCGGTTAGCTGGTGTTGGAGCCAAAGAAGCGAGAGGACAACAAAAATTCGATGTTGCAACTGCGCGATTCGATATGTTGTTGAAAATAAATGATCTAGAGCTGCAACGTGCTCGTAATGCAGGCGAAACAGCCAAAGAATACAAGCTTCAGTTGCACCGAGCGAATCTTATCTATAAGCAAACACTTCTGCAAATCAAGCAGGAACTGCAACGCAATAAGCTTGCTGCTATTCGTGAAAAAATTGAACTATTAGGTCTTCAGTCAGAGCTAAGACAAAGGCAGCGTGCCGGAGAAAACGTAGATTTTCTTGTGCAAGAGATAAATCTTAGGCGACAAGCTGTACAAATCGCTAACGAAGGAGTAACTGCCGCAGAGCAAATGGCAGCGTTCCAGATTCGAGGTGCTGAAGCTGTCCGCACGATGGCGATTGAACAGCTTAAGTACAACAAAAATAAAGCGGCGGGAGAAACGAGAGCTGCAGGATTTGCAGGAGCTGGATCTGGAACAGGCGCTACTGTCGTCGGTTACTCAGGTACGCGTTCCATTGGCGCTTTAACTGATCAACAAATTGCAACAAGGCTCTCTGAGCTAGGAGTTACTGGCACGTTTACTCCGACGCAAGCTTCAGCCTTGTTAAATCGTACCGGTCAAGTCAGGAGAGCCCAAGCTGCTGAAAATTACATCCGTTCCATGCAGGGGCGTCAGTTCACCTCAATCGGCCTGAATAAACACCTGCAATCCAGGGGTTACGCAGAAGGTGGTTACGTCACCCGCCCCACTAACGCTGTGATTGGCGAAGCTGGTGAATCTGAGTATGTGATTCCTGCCAGCAAGATGAACCGTGCAATGCAGCGTTATTCAGCTGGAGTCAGAGGCGAAGCTGTGACTGCTGGAGCGGTTGGCGCTGGAAGCACAACTAATGCGAACTACAGCAGCCAGCAGAACATGTATTACGGCGGTGGTGGAACGTCAGTGAACATCACGACAGGCCCTGTCATTCGCATGGACAACCGCGATTACGTCACGATGGCTGACATGCAGCGCGGTATGGCAGCGGCAGCCAACGCAGGCCAGGCAAATATAATGAGGCAAATGCAGCGAAGCTACACCGCTCGCCGGAGTATGGGTCTGTGAGCACCACTGCGTATTACCAATCTGTCTCAATCGCAGCACTGTCGCTGTCGAAGCAAAACTATGACGCTACGGCATCGGATTTCCTGCCCTTTGAGGTTACCAATTATGCCGACAATGCAGGTAGCGATGCCAACGAGCTTACAATCACTTTCCCGCTTGGCACATTACAGCAGACAGACATTGAAAATTTAATCACAAAGGGATCTGCTGTTGTCGTCAGTGGAACTAACGGCACACAGACATTTTGGACATTTACAGGTCGCGTTACTGATGCCGAGTTCAATTTAATAGCTGTAGCACTAACGGTTGGCTCACCATTGCGCCCAATCAGTAGCGGCGTGCAATTACCGGGAGTTGTGCCATTCCGGGTTTTGACGACTGCAAACGCAGGTAAGCTACCTCTAACAGGGCGAAACTGATGGTTAATCAATTCGGAGGTGGTCGTAGAATCACTGGTTACAAAACTTTCACAAGCGCGACTCAAGCGTATTGGGCAGGGGCGATTACATTTGATGCTTTGCAAGCCATCAGTGTTCGGCATCGAGGTCTTCCTCACACTGCTCCGATTTATGAATCTGTTGCAAAAGGAAAAGACCAAAAAAAGATTTCTCCGCAAAGGCGTCGCGGGATTGCAACTTATGCGTTAAATGCTGGCCAAGGTATTGCAAGTCTTGGCGACAGCATCCCGATTCTGTTCGGCAAACGTACCAATACATCTGGCGGCTTGGTGGCAGTACCAGATGCGGTTTATATGCGAATGCACAGTGCTGGCGTCTATGAATGGCTACGTGCTGCTTTTGTTATTGGAGAAGGCGGCAAACAGCTAGAGGTGCCTGTTGAGCGTGGGGTACGCCTGGGACGTAAGACGCTTGATGTATTGGACGACAACTACTATTCGTTTGGTACGACCAACGGAGCAACTAACGATAACGATCCAACAAGCAGCATTGGAACCCAGGGATCATTTAAGGCGTCTTCAGATTTAACGGGTGCTGATGAGTATCTTGGCGGAACAATCAACCAAGGCGAGGTTCGTTGCTTCTCTCAGACTTTTGGCAGTGATGAGTCTTTTGGATTCAGTGGTGAGGAGCCTGACTGTGACGCTGCTGAGTTTGGTGATGTTGCTACTACAAGTATTACCGCTGTTCCGCTAAACACGGTTAAAGCGTTTGTTAGCAATACACGCAGCTGCGAGGTCACTGAAGTTGGTCTAGCTGTATCGCTAAACGCAACTGGTCCCGACAAGGACGGGATTGCAGGCCCTGGAACGTTATGGGTTGACCAGAATTCTGGCGACGTTCTTAGGATCACGTCGATTGCAGCTTATATAACCAACGTTTATTCTCTTGATCAAAGAAACGATGTGAACCTCAATAGTGATTTTAAGAATACATTTGCTCGACTTGAACAGGAATGGAGCGACGGTAGGCGCTTCTTTGTGTATCTCGATTCCGCCACAATGACTCCTGTGGATGGATTTATTAATTCTAATAGAAATTTTATCAATCAGATTGGAAGAACTTACTTTCCCTATGAAGGAGATAACAGGAATCGAAATACGTCAAAAGCAACTGGTTATGCACTGCCTATTCCAAATCCTTGCACGCCGCCAAATTTTGCGGCAATTCTGTCGGATCCAAACAATCCAAAAATGGCGTTTGAGATCTATTGGCGCGACGCAACAGTGGCTGGAAACGCTTGGCGACTGCTGACTCCCAAGCCGTTGATTGTTACAACGGCAGATTCAACAACGATGTTCTCAAACCTGAAAATTCAACATCCAAGTTTGAGTGCAGTCCAGTTTAAGTTTGAGCCAATTAAGCCGGATGACTTCGCGAAAAATCACATGCAGTACAGCTCTACATTGCTGAGTAATCGCGTATCTCACCAAGCGCAAAGCAAGGGCAGCTTCCCGATTATTTATGGGCGCAATACTAGTGATATTTCCGTCAACGGAAACGATGGCTTCAAGATGACGTTTAGGGGCGCTTTAGCGTCGTTTAGCGGCGACGTGACGCTTGATGATAAGTCGGTTAATTACGCCGTCGGTATTAGCTACGTGAACGAGGTTATCCAAGACTCTCCGGACTATCCGTTTATGAGCATGGCACTGCTGAATGTCCGTGGCTTCAAAGGCATGACGAGCCTTGGCCAAATGTCGGTCTACTACGACAACGGCGCTCAAATTAGGCTGCTGGAGACCAGTGCTGATGGAACGTCAAACATGTTCCCGGAGTTAGCAAATTATCTGCTGACGACATTTCCCGGCACGACCACTGGAGCGGTGGCATCTACAGCGATTGATACAGCATCGTTTTTGAAGGCAATTACGTTTACGCGCTCTAAAGGATTGTTCTTTGATGGCGTCGTTGAGGATAAGAGTGGTGCATTTGAATTTATTGCAAACTATGCACCGTACTTCCTGCTGAACTTTGGTATGGACCAAGGTAAGTATGCGTTTTCGATTGCCACGCAGGATTCATCGACTGGAACGGGAACTGCTACGGCAACTCAGAAGCTGACGTTGGACGACATTGTTGCTGATTCTTATCAGGTTGAGTATGCAACGCTCCAAGATCGTGAAGACGCGATTGTGAACGTGACTTATCGCTTCCAAGAGCGATACATGCTTGGCGAGCCACGCACGGTAAGTGTTGCTCCTGCCAACTACACGGGTTCAAAGATTATTGCGATTGATCTGTCAGATTTTTGCACTACCGAAAGTCATGCGGTGACTTATGCAAGGTTCGTTCTGGCTTCTCGGCAGAAGAGGACGCATAGCGTCAGCTTCACTACGTTCTTGGGGCGGATTGATTTGTCACCGGGTCGTCTGTTTACGTTTGACTTTACGGTGACGGCCAGTACCGGTAAGACGTATAAAAACACCAGTCAGTATCAGATCACTTCAGCGTTTTACCGTGCCGATGGCTTGGTAGATGTAGAGGCGATTGAAATGCCGACAAATTTTGAAACCCTGGTCTTTGGCAACACCTTTAAAGTGGTGACATGAGCTTCCCCGCAATCAATCCAACAACCCGAACGTGGACATCTGGGACGTTTGGGCAATCGAGCTTCAACGCTGCGAGTGGAGCGGAGGTTCGTTTGCTTTACGGTTCTGTGGCGACAGGGCATGGTCTGTCGTTGACGTATTCAAATGTGAACGAGACGAATGCGTTGGCGTTTAACACGCATTACGGGACAGTTCAGGGCAATTTCCAGACGTTTGCGTTGCCCAGCCAAGCGTTTGCGGGGATGACGACAGCATTTTCGATTGGAACGAATAAATTCAGGTATGCGGAGCCGCCATCCGTTGAAGCGGTAAAGCCGGGTATTTACAATGTTTCTGTCAGCCTGATTGCTGTCTACAGCTAAACTGAAGCTATGGCCAAGCATTTTACCGGCATCGACGGCAGCCTCAGGGTTGACGGCACTCAGGTCGCAAAGTTGAGCGAGTGGTCGTTTACGGCTGAGACGAGCACGCTAGAGACGACAAGCCTGGGTGATTTTGCTCGAACTTACGTGCCTGGGATCCAGAGTTTTTCTGGCACGTCAACGGCTTATTACTACGTTACGTCGTCCAACACGGTTGATGGTGGTGCGTTGCTGGAGGACGTTATCCGCACTGGTGCGCCCAACACCGTTGCTACGCACACGATTTTGTTGAGGCTGTCGGATAGCACGAACCGTGAGGTGGAGTTTAAGTGTGTAGTGACATCAGTTTCGATCAGCTGCCGAGTGGGTGATCTGGTTACGGCTTCTATTGCATTTACCGCTTCAGGTGCTTTGACGAAGGCAACGCTGGGTTCATAATCATGGCTGTTTACCTCGGGGCGCACGGGATTATTGAATTAACCCGTACCAGCGAGCAGAACTTTTTGAATAGCACGCTGGATCCTGCCGATGTAAACGTCACGGCAAAGCGTTTCAGCTTTGATTTTGGCAACAACCGTTTCATGACGGGTGATTTGCTTGAGATCACCCGGATGACTACAGCTGGAGCGATCAGTACGAGTAATTTAGATTTTATTGATGCTGCTAGCTTTCCAGGGGGAAGTCAGTCACCGCAAGGGCAGTGGTACGTCAATGTTGATGCCGCAAATGGTGTTCGGCTTTATAGCACTTGGAATCAAGCGCTAACGGGTGGAACGACTAATGCGGCAACGTTGTCAGCACCTGCGTCTTCTTATCCGATTCGAGTGCAGCTGAAGAATAATACGTCTCGCATCTTGGGTGAAGTAACCAACTATGAGTTGAATACAAACCGCGAGACTGCGGATGTTACGTCTTTAGGCGAAGCATTCCGGCAGCGGATCAGCACATTGATCACTGGATCGGGGAGCTGCACAGCCTTTTGGAATCATGATGCGTATTCAACGGAGAATCGCGATATCAATGCTTATGAGAACGAAGTAAGCAACTATTTGCACCAACTGGTGCTGCGTCAGGATCTTGGAGCGTCATTCCGCGCCAAGTTGTTTTTGAAGACTCGTTTGGCACAGCCATATACGGCTGGTGTCCCTGGGCCAAACACAGAACAGATTTACTACGACCTAACTGGTGTAATTACGGAGGTCGGGGTTGCGTTTAATGCTGACGAGCCAGTGCGTAGCCAGATCAATTTTGTGACGACAGGCGAACTGAAGCTGTTGTCTGTACCTGCAGCCAGTTTGGTCCTTAATCAGACTGGTGGAACTGTTGTTCAGCAGAACAGCAGCGGTAACGTGGCGTTGCAGTCGCCTTAAACTGAACCTATCGCATCGTCTCCGGCATGGCTGACCTCAAAGTTACAGAGCTAAACGCGATTACGTCGGCGTCGGTAGCGACTGACGACGTATTGCTGGTCGTTGACGTTTCGGCTGGAGAGGACAAAAAGATTGAGCCGGACGAGCTTGTTGAGGCGGGCTTAGGTCTATTGAGCACTGGCGTTATTAACGGCAACAAGCTTGTTGATAACAGTGTCACTGCAACTCAAATTGCAGCTGATGCCGTAACTGCATCTGAACTAGCTGATAACGCAGTTGATGAAGGCGCGATTGCAGCTGGAGCGGTACATGGCACTGCGGTTCCTGGCACCGGCTCAAAAGTTCATTTGGTTGCGGCGTCGATTGGAACGGCAGATATTGGCGATGATCAAGTTACGACCGCCAAGATTGCGGATGATGCCGTAACAGCAGATCAAATTGCAGCGAATGCTGTTTCTGGTTCGGAAACGACGCTTGGTACGACCCACATTGAAGCAGCATCGATTGGTGCGGCAGATATTAAGGATGCGTCAATTACTGCTGCCAAGCTGACCGGTGGTTCACTGATCCCGACGACTGGCATTGTCGATAGTGATGTCAGCTCTAGTGCTGATATTGCGGTTAGCAAGCTTCAGGACTTCAGCCCAAATACAGTTCTTGCAGGCCCTTCAACTGGTGCAACTGCTGCCGCTCCAACAAGACGAGCATTGGTTGCAGCTGATCTGCCTAATGGAACGGCGAGTGCAAATGGCGCTGTTTCCGTCCCAACAGGCGGTGGCCTGAACATTTCATCTGGTCAGATCAGCCATAGCAATTCTGTTACGGCTGCTGATCTGGGCTATGTCGCTTTTGACGCTCAGGGTCATATCACTTCAGGTCGTGCATTGGCTGCAGGTGATTTGCCTGTTGCCACGACTTCTGCTGTTGGTGGTATCAGTATTGGCAGTGGCCTGAGCATTTCCAGCGGTTCTGCCAGTCTGAACACTGCTTCAACTTCCGCGTTAGGCGGCATCAAGCTGAGCAGTGAAGTTGAGCTGAACGGCAGCGATCAACTGCAGCTTGTTACCAGCGGTGTCACTGCTGGAACGTATCCCAAGGTCACGGTCACCAGCAAAGGCATTGTTACCAGTGGCGCGACACTGGCTGACACCGACATTCCGAACCACAGCGCAGACACGCTGACTTCTGGGACGTTGGATGCAGCACGTCTTGGCGCTAACACGATTACTGGCGCAAAGATGGCGAATGATTCGACCTGTGTAATCCAGTCAACAACACCTGCGACTGGTGATTTTGAAGGTCAGTTTCACTTGAACAGTAGTTCTAATGTGCTGACGGTTTGGAACGGATCCACATTCGTTGCAGTTTCTGCGGCTGCTGCGATTGACGACGGCACCTATTGACCGGCGTAAAATTAGGGTATTAACTCCAGCTGTTTACAGCGTTAAGGATGGCCATTCAGAACTTGCGGTCTTCTACCGCGAACAAGCGTCCTGACCCGACCCAGATGGTGAACGGTCAGCTGGCCATCAATCTTGAAAATTCAAGCCCTGGTCTGTTTTTTAAGGACGATAACGGTGATCTCGTAAAAGTTGGTCCAGCACACGTTGATCCGATTGCTCCAAACGCATCGCCTTCTGGAACGACTGGTAATGCAAAGGGTGAGCTGTGGCTAGACACAGGCACAACACCAAACGCACTTCGTGTTTGGAACGGCACCGCTTGGCAGTCACTGCTGAACACGATTGGAGATGGCATCCGGATTGGGCTTGCGAAAACGCCTAGCAGTGCATCTGATACGGGAACTGAGGGGGAAATTAGCTGGGACACGAACTACATCTACGTCTGCGTGGCGACAGACACTTGGAAGCGAGTCGCATTGAGCACTTGGTGAAACGGTTTAGACTGCATTTATCAGTTCCGGCCGACAGGCGTTAAGGAATGTCTCTTCAGCACAAGCGGTCTTCTATCGCCCATAAGCGTCCTGTTGCGACCAGTCTTAACGACGGTCAGCTGGCGCTGAACCTTAACGCCACTAGCCCTGGTGTTTTCTTCAAGAACTCAAGCAACGTTCTGACGAAGGTTGGTCCGGTTCATGTCGGAACCGACGCGCCAAATGCTAGTCCTGCGACTGGTGGTTCTAGTGGTAACTCGATTGGTGAGCAATGGCTGGATACGACTGGCGGTACTTATGTACTGAAGATTTGGGACGGCACTGCATGGCGCAGTGAGTCTGGAACGTTTGTTGATGTGAGCGGCGACACCATGACTGGTGCGCTGATTTTGCCTAGTGGCACTGAAGCTGCACCTGCACTTGGCGTTGGTACTAGTGATAACGGACTTTATCTGCCTGCGACGGATGAGTTAGGCGTTAGCACTAATGGATCAGAGCGTCTGCGCATTGACAGCGATGGAGATGTTGGCATCGGAACGACCTCGCCTGATGGTACGCTTCACGTTCATACTGCTACAGCTGGTTCAGTAAGCGCAAATGCCAGTGCAGATAATCTAATTGTTGAGAATAGTGGTGCAGGTGGTATTTCAATTCTTACTCCTAATGCAAGCGCAGGAGGACTATTTTTTGGCAGCCCTGGTGACAATATAGGTGCTGCACTTCGTTGGAATCATGATAATGATCAATTTCAAATCGGCCC